GTAAACATCCGTTTCAATCCAGTCCTTTGGACCATTTTTCCAGCAGTCCTCTAAACTTCCATCTGCATATACAAATTTTTTCGATTTTTTCAACTCGGCATCACTGACAGAAGTGACTTTCTTTTTTGCGATATTAAAAACATATGCGCAGTAGTAACACTGCATTGATTCGGTCCATTTTGTATCTTCAGCACCACCACCAGAACCTGCACCGCCACCAAAATCTTTATCTTTAAAAACTTTATTGATGGGAACTTCTTTTACTACAGACTTTTTGTTTCCTTCATAATACGAGAATATTCTTTTCTTTTTATCATAAGCAACGCCAGTGACTTTGGTGCCAGACCTATCATTAGGACCGATAAAAAACAGTTTTTTGTCTTTTATTTTTTTTAAGAATATGTCATCGCGAGACATTCCTGCATAAGGTCCGCCTGATGCTGCTTTAGTAAAATCCTTTGGTTGAAGTGTTGCCACTACTGTTCTCGCTAGCGGGGGTTTTCATCTATTTATAAGAAGGATGGAGTATGGTAGTTCCTATGTGGTCTATGTACAATTGCTGCACTACGCATTGCCCCTGAAGGTTTTGCTGAAACAGTTTCATGCTCCTGCCTGTTTCTTCTAGGTGAAAATCGTCATACGTTTCATGAACTATCCAATCAACGTTGATTGTGATTGCTTCCTTCTCTGCTTTTTTTATCATGACCTCAGCAGCAGTCGGTGTGATATAATACCCAGCGCAGGGGGAAACGACATGCTTGGCGTATCTGTAGGTTCCGTTATGACGATAGTCGAATAGTCCGAACAACTCTATCTCAGTATTGTCAAATACTGGTAGGTGATCAAGCAAATAACTATCGTGCTCTAGAACATGTATCGGTTCGTCAATTTCTACGCAGTGCTTCCATAGGTTGTAGTGTGAGTACCAAACTGCGCGCTCGGTATCACTGAAAGAGCGTTTACTCTTTAGGGGACCGAAGCGCAGAGGACCATTCTCAGGTATCGTTTCGGGAACAGTTGCCTCGAAGTGTGTTACCTCGTAACCTTTATCGATCCAACTTTTTAGACAGGCGTCTTTGTAGTATTGCGAAGTCGGGTTGCCCGATATCGCTATCATGTAGATTTTCATTATTCTTCCTTCGATCCGGACTTAACATAGAGTCCAAACCAAGCAGCACCTGCACCTACGATAGTTGATATAAGTGCGGATTGCGGTGCAGTTGGTTCGCCAAGTCCCATAAACCACATGACGGAGTAATACAGAAGAATCATGTATACTGTAATAAATGCCCGAGGAAATATGCGCCATGCATCAATCGTAGCGGCGAGATGCACCCACTTGACCCACGGATTCACTTGTTTTTCTTCCTTGAGCCATTTAACCTCTTCTTTGAGTGCGTTGTTTGCGTTCACCAAGTCGAGGAACTTATCCAAGTCCATCTCGACTTCATTAGAAGTTAGATTCCCTCTAAATCGACCTGATGTCGGCGGAATATTTTCTTCGGTGTGCTTTTCTTCCATAGTTCTGATTCGACGCGATGAAACTTCATCGCTCCCCCGTCTTTAGAAAAGTTCTTATGCTTATTTCTTTTCTTGTTCTTGGTATCGTGTCGATTATATTTAGCCATCAGACCACCTTTTCCAATCTACTCATCAATCTTTCTGCGCGGTCGGTTACTTGTTTGTACCACAATGAATCGCGCCCTTCCATTGCAGCAAAACCCCAATCACCATTTTGTAGGTGACGGTACATCTTACGAAACTTGGATAACTTGGTTCGTCCTAGGTTGAACATCATGTTAACTAGAACCTCTTGCACTTCTCCAGGAAACTTGGCGAAGGTGTAATCGCCATATAGCATTTTGCATTCAGAGATTGCAACCTCGATATCGTCTTCGAATGTTTCCCAGACGCGCGATTCAAGTATCTCCGCGCCAATAGGTAGACCATACTCTGGGTCGCCTTCCCTTATAAGGTGCCCCACGCCGAAGGTTGGAAACCCCAGCGAGTCTTGATAAACTTCAAACACCACGCCTTCGTCGACGATTAATTGTTCCGCGATTTTTTGCCTGTTGAGAATCATTTAGTGCACTTGATTGAGTAATAAACACAGATAGCACCGAATATCATCGGAGACATCATAATTGCTCCAACTCCTAGAAGTTCAATCATAATCGAACAGATCCATCTGCTTGCTTTTTTCTGCGGGCATTAACCATCCTGATATGGCAACAGCAGTCCATACCATTGCGATGGGACCAAAGATTGCTATACCAATTAGTGCGAGTCCACCACCTTCCATTATTTGCCCTCCCTCTTAACCTTCATTCTCTAAATCCCAGATACACTTGTTCTTTGCTCTTTCCGTGTCTGGACGCCTCACCCACAGGTGTCCATTCTTTTCTGCGTCTTCAAATACCAAGGCAGTAATAAAAAATGCGCTCACGACGAGAAGATGACCTCCAACGCTGTAAATGCCAAAGTAGATGGTGTGCCCCGCCCAGATGGTGAACACGACCGTCCACATCACGCTCAAGTAAAACATGAGTATGTATTGTGTGAAAGCGTTGGGAATGAACCGTAGCGGATTAATCTTCAAACTAAAAAAGAAATTATATAGATCATAGATCCAGAAACCAATTGTCTTCATGCTTTCCTCTTAAACACTTTATTCACTGCACCAGATACCGTTTTACTCATAGCATCAATATATGCTTTGTAGAGTGCCTCCGCAAACTCTTTCTGTTTGTTACTGGGAATAAACAGGTCCTGCACTTCGTCAGGATTTGCTTCAATCTCGACCTTAACCTTCATTGCTTACACCACATCTTCCGGCGTTCGATCATTCCAGTCAATGTCTTCGAGGTTGACGGTTATGGTTTCAGATAGATCGATCTCGCCGATACGTTCCCAGTCTTCCTCGGAATAATATGAGGAAGTCGCTTCTTCATTAAAAGACGGCACCACACCATCCTCCTCTTTGATGAACACGCCGTTTGCCATGCGACCCTTTCGATCTTTGATATCGTCCCATGCGCACTCGAGGCATTCTTCGATACTCAGTCCGTTTCGCTCGGCAATATTAACCAGCACGACAATAATATCACCGATATCGTCACGAATATCGTTACCTTTGCACACATTATCACTTAACTCTCCCACTTCCTGAATGAGTTTACATACCTGATCTTTGTCCGTGGCACCGTCAATCAGATTCCGATAGTGGTGCCATTTCGTTATATTGAGTATTAACTCATTTATATTCATCATCCCGCTACACTCCTTTCAAGCATTTCTTTCGTCATGATATAGTCGCGCACGAACGCGCTTCTAACGATATCCGACCATTCAAATTCAATTATACTGAATTTACTTAGGTTCTCAACTATTTTGATGAATTTTTTTATGCCCTCTTTGTCTGCTTGTTTAACGAAGTCAGACTGGTAGTAATCGCCGCAAAATATAACACGTGTATTTTCGCCGACCCTTGTAAGTATACTGTCGAGTTCATGAAACGTGCAGTTCTGCATCTCATCAACTATAATTATAGAGTTATCAAAAGTCAATCCGCGTATAAAGGACGTACTGTGAAACTCAATTACTTCCGCTTCAGTTAGCACCTCAAATGCGTCTCCTTGATCAAAAAGGTCGGCGCAGATAAATTGATACGGTGCCATGTATGGTGATAGTTTCTCGTTAATAGTTCCTGGTAAGAAACCCACCTCTCGTGTAGGAACTACCGACCGTACAAGGTGAATCTTGTTTATAGTATTGGATTTATCAAGGACTGTCTCCAGTGCTAAATATAAAGCCATGAATGTTTTACCTGTACCTGCGCTTCCATTAAGCACTAGGTGATTGCCGTTTCGCTTCCATTCAGCAAAAGCAATTTCTTGTCTGACAGTTTGGGGTTCGCAAGTTAGCAGGTGTTCGATACGAAGAGACTTCTTATTATTGGTCTTCATACTTTAATAGTATTTCTCCTTCCAGAGTGCTTCTTGATATTTTTCAATAGGTCTTTGAACCCATCATCTGTTTTGGAGAGTAGACTGCCCACATCGGACACAATGGTTGTTGATGTCAAATGTACTTGCTCCCATTCGCCACTGGCAACCATGTCTTCTTTCTTACTTATGGATAAAATCATTTCCTTGACTTCACCCGTTTCCTTGTTTCTTAAATCATACGTTGGCATAAATTATCTCTTTTCAATACAGTCAGCGACGAGGCAGCGATGGCTTTATTATACGGATTAAAAATGAAAAGTAAAGCATAAAAAAAAGTCGCCCCACAAGGAGGCGACTCTAGATATGATCACCTTCCTTATTCTTGTGTTTCTAACTCTAAGATGTGTTGGTTTAGAAATTCTTTTTTAATCTGCATTCTATACGCTGTGTCGATCCTCCCTTTTTTGTTAAGTTTGTGAATATAATGCCCCAACTCTTTGCTATCTTTTTTTAATCGCTCAAGTTGTCTTCCGTGCATTAAACGCTACTCCTTAAACCTTGAAAGTTAAACGTACTATGTTACGAGATTGGGAAATGCCTCCTGCACAAGTTTTTTCGTCAGTCCCTTAGTCTTAGATTTTTTGTTAATCATATCAATAAGCACCTCTGCCTCCACTGGGTGCACGCTTTCCAATACGCCAATGAAAAGTTTCTCCCGCTTGATGTGATTCATCTGATCGCCCACCAACCCCTTTACAAAATACTTGAGTTTGGTGTTCTGGCGTTGCCAGGAAGATGGTACGGAACCCTCTACGTTTTGAGTATACGGAGGTCGTCCCGTTGGTAGATTAAACTGAATACGATCGTCAAAAACGCAGCGAATATAATCCCTGAGCGGAGTGGTGTCATTCGCTCTTAACACCTCGATTTTCTCTGCTCGCGTTTTTGCTTTTTCAACTTGTTCTAGCACCTCGTAGAGATCAAGTTGGCGTTTAGGTTGATTTTGTGTAATCATAAAAAATCCTTTATATCTTCAATCAGTCGTTTACAATTGTTTGCTATCAAGTAACCCAGAACCTTGCCCCTGTTAGACCAAGGATCCTGTGATTCATATTTATTTATAATTTCCGTTTTGAGCATTTCGGGCAACTCAGACAGATCGATCATTTTTTTGTTACGTTGATAGTTTCTACTTATATCTTCTGTAAAGAAAGTGCACTCCTCTGGACAGTCAGCGGCGACGACTGACTCGATAAACTTCTTAGTCACTGGAGACTGTCTGCGACCCTCTACGAAACAATCATCATCTGATAGTACGTTGGGTACGCCGTCACTCGAATCGCCTTTCAGTACGTGCTGGAGAAGCATGAGGCGAGGATTATCTTCTACGATAAACTTCTTCTTCATGGGCGAGTATTGCTTGACGTTACTCATCACCTGTAACTGAGCGAAGTCTTTATCCGCCGAAACGATAAGGACGTCTTCATAGTTACCAAACTCTTGCGTATTAAAAGCAAGTTGCGCAATGATGTCATCTGCCTCGCACTTGTCTACCATCATAAACTTGTAGGGAAAGTTCTCTTCAATCTCTGACCGTATCTTGTTTAGGATTGTGAAAATTTCATTCCAGTAATCAGCGGAGGCCTCGCGCGATACTTTTCGCTTGTACTTGTACTGAGGATAGATGTCTCTGCGCCAGTTATTACCAGCATCGCAACAGATAACAACCTCTCCATACTGCTCATGAAATTTGCTACGATACATGCGTATGCTGTTTAGTATCATATGCCGTATCAGGTTTTCTTCCACCGCCAGTTTTTGTGTGACGATATTCGAAATAGCAATGCCGTTAAAATCAATCAGTATCATAATAAGACCATTTAGTTACGCTTTAATTTCTTCGATAAACTCACAACGATAGGTTTCTATTTTCCCATCACTTTCTCTCCGCAGAGAAAACCTAAAATACACATGGCAACTGTTTCTCAACCCTTTTAGAAATTCGTTTACAGATTCAGAACTAATCCGGTATATGATTTGTTCTATCCTTTGATGATTTGCCTTTTCAACCAGAAGCATATTCGCATCGTAGGTTTCTTTAGAGGACTTAGCACCAGCAACATAACCGATCCTACCACTAAGCACGGCAACCAAGAAAATGATAACGTGAGTTTTATTAATCATAAGTCACCTATTGTAAGGTAAATACTCTTGAAAGTAAAGCACCTATTTCCCCTTCAATTTCAAGTGCTTAGCATTGATACGGCAGTTGATAATGCCGTTATAGTAGTCTTCACGTAAAAGGACGTCCCTGTCAAACTGCTCCTTCGCCTCCAAGTAAGAGCAATCGCCCTTGCTTTTACATAGGTGCAGTATCTCACGGTGAAAGGATTCTATACCGTTGAGTTTAATTGCTTCTTTCACGTTTTCGCTTGAACCGCAGTATGTCTTCCAGTCTGACTCGACCAGTGATCTGCGTTTGCGTTTTTGCCCTTTCAGGGGCGGAAGTGTTTTCTTTCGATGAAAAAGTTTCTTACCAACATATTTCATGCCAGTTTCTTTTTCCGTGATAAGATAAACGAAACCGACGAGATCTTTCAGTTCGTCTTCGCTAGGAGTGAATACTTCGTTATTATAATGCCATGTCATACAAGTATCTATACTTGCTTAACATTCGCCTCTTCTCCGCACATAGGGCAGAACACAGGTTTTTCGTCAATATCAAAAACGATAATCGAGGTCTGCACACCGCAGACCTCGCAGAATGTATTGTATTCCAAATCGCCTTCTTCAGTCATGCAGCGGTTCCCCAGACATCTCTCCAGTCGCCAGACAACGCACCACGGGCATAATCGGTAGCACGGTTCTCGAAGAAATTAGTATGAGTCGGTGCGTTGATCATTTCCTCTACCCAGAGTAATGGATTCTTCTTGACTTTGAAGATACCCTTCATACCCAAGGAGATGAGTCGACGATCAGCGATATAACGAATATACATCTTGACGTCATTAGGCGTGAGATCTTCCATTGGTCCAATCGCAAACGCGAGGTCAATAAACTTGTCCTCAAGCTCTACCATCTTCTCAGCGATCACATAGATTCGAGATTTTAAATCATCGTTCCACAGTTCAATATTCTCTTCAACGTATGTGCGAAAAAGTTTAATCATCGACTCGGCGTGCATTGTCTCATCAACGATAGACCAAGTTACAATTTGCCCCATACCTTTCATCTTACCGTGGCGAGGAAAGTTCAGAAGCATAATGAATGATGAAAATAGTTGCATGCCCTCGGTAAAGGCAGAGAAGGCGGCAATGTTGGTCGCCACTGATTCTTTTGTACCATTGGCGTTAGAAAGATCAGTAAAATAATCATGCTTATCACGCATAGCTTCATATTCAAGAAATTCATTATATGTACTCTCCGGCATACCTAATGTTTCAATAAGATGTGAGTATGCGGCAACGTGCAACGCCTCCCTTGCCGCAAAACCAGCAAGCATCATTCGTACTTCTGGTTGTGGGAAATATGGAAGGTAATTGTTTACATAACCACCAGCAACGTCGATATCGCCCTGTGTAAAGAAACGAAAGATATTTGTAAGGAATGCCTGCTCTTCTTTACTCATTCGATTCTTCCAGTCTTTCACGTCCTCGCCCATTGGTACTTCTGTATGTAACCAATGCGACTGTTCGTGTTTCAACCAAGCATCGTATGCCCAAGGATAGTTAAACGGTTTAAAATACTCGCGCTCTGAAGTGAGTGATGATTTCATTAATTTCCTCTTTTATTAAACCAAGTGATTAGAACTTTTCGATAACCAGATTTGACCAGTGAGACGGAATGCTTCAATGATCTATTATATACTAAAGAGTCGCCATCCTCGCAGTCAATTATATAGGGAATAATGTTGTCCCCGTATGGCGGTTTCTTTGTTTCTCTCTTGTTGCGTTTTGCTAATTTCACTCGCGGTCTTTTCGCATAAGGTAAAAAGCATAACGACTCGCCGCCAACCAGATCCTTAGTTTCTAAAATGGTGACTATAGTCAAGTCAGAGTCATCATCTTGATGAGCGCGAGCGAAGGAACCTTCTTCATACTTTAACATGTAGGATGCCTTCAAAGACATCCCCGCATACTTTATCAACTTAGACAAAACAGGGTGCTTTGATGGCACCCTTTGATAGATCACATCGAATAGATTATAGTTCTGATGATATTCTTCAACATCTGCAGAATCAAAATACTCGAGCAGACTTTTCATATCTGCTGCGTCAAGTATTCTTTCGATTTTGAAATGATCCTCAACCTTCACAGGCGAGGCATCCGCCGTCCTCGACTATATCACCGAGGTTAATCTCCTTAATGACATCACGTTCGATACGCCTCGAGACTTTATCTGCTTTACCGAGTTTCTCTGAGCGGCAGTAGTATAACGTCTTAAGACCGTTCTTCCAAGCAAGAAAGTGAACAGCATGGAGATACTTGATATGCACATCGGGTCTAAAAAAGATATTTAAGGATTGTGCCTGATCAATAAACATCTGGCGCTTTGCCGCATGGTCGACGATCCAACGCTGGTCGATTTCCATTGCCGTCTTGAACACGTTCTTCTCATCCTGACTCAGGAAGGTTAGGTGTTGACAGGAACCATCGCTAGAGATTATAGATGACCAGATCTCATCTTCGCTTAATCTAGTTTCCCCTGCTTCAATTTTGACTTTAACCAGTTTTGCCAAATACTTATTCTTATTGAGATGCGCTCCAGATAGCGTGTCTTGCCTGTAAGCATTTGCTCTAAATGGTTCAATAGACGGTGAAGTGTTACCCATAATAATACTACTACTAGCATTGGGAGCGATAGCCATAACGTGACTAAATCTTCTTCCTGTGCCTGCCGCATCAGGCGCTTCACCTCGTTCTTCACCAAGTTCCATGTTTGCTTCATCTAACTTACTCCTGATGTGTTTAAACATCCTTACATTTGCGCTAGTCGCTTGCCATGATTCCCACTCGATCATATGCTTTTGTAGGTAAGCATGAAATCCGAGTGCGCCTATACCGATACTGCGTTCTTGCCTTGCGGAGAACTTTGCTCGACTTACTGCGTCAGGTGCATGCTCAATAAAGTGAGCGAGCACGTTATCAAGCATCTCTGCCATATCTTTTAGAAACTGACCGTTCTTCGACCACGAGTCATAATGCTCTAGGTTCACCGAAGATAAGCAGCAAACCGCAGTGCGGTCTTTGCTGGTTGGAAGAATAATCTCAGAGCATAGGTTAGACTGATTAATACGCAGTCCTTTCTCTTTTTGAAACTCGGGCATTAAACGGTTGCTGGTGTCGATGAAGTGTAAGTATGGTTCGCCTGTTTCCATACGCAGTTCTAGAATCTTCTGCCATAGAGCACGTGCCGATACGGTTTCGCGCACCTCGCCTGTATTTGGATCACAGAGGTTCCAACCGTCATCAGCGTCAGCGTCTTGCATACAACGCTCGATTAATTCCATGAAACGGTCGGAAATGTTTAAACCATGATGTAGGTTCAAACAGCGAATATTCTGATCGCCTGTTGGTTTACGCATCTCGAGGAACATCATGATATCGGGATGTGAAATATCTAGATAAGCAGCATAGGAACCACGGCGTGTACGACCCTGACGATAAGCGAGAGAAGAAGCGTCATAGGTTTTAAGGTGTGGCATAACACCAGTGGACTTATCATCAGAGGCACGAATACCAAACCCGATACCAACGCCACCCCCCAGCATGGAAAGCCAGTTCGTCTCAGAGAGGTTTTCCACCAACCCTTCAGCGGTATCGTTGATATAATTTAAGAAGCATGAGATCGGCATGCCGCGTCTGGAGCGACCGTATGAGAGTATCGGCGTAGAATATGATAACCAATGCTTTGAAGCATAATCATAAAGACGTTGTGCGTGCTCATCGTTACTGGAAAATGTCTTACTGACATATGCGAATCGCTCTTGGGGAGACGTCTCACTTTCCATCATATAACTTTCAATCAACCTTTGATGCCCTAGTTTGTCAAACAGTTCATCCCTAGAGTAGTCAATCACGATTCCCATATATTCTTTCTTAGACATATTCTCTCTCTTATAAAAATAAAAAAAAACAAGGGGACACCACTACCCTTGTTTTATCTATAATACTTTAATTGAAGTCAAAAGTAAAGCATAACATTATCGCAGTATTTTTTTGCGCTTGCCGTTTACCTCTATGAATCTACGTGTGATAGGATACAGTTTCTTTTTCTTAGGACCCATATTCGCAGTATCTTGCGGAATACCTGCATCAGCAGATGTCATCATCTCCTTCCTTAGGTCTACAAACGATTTCATTTTTCTAGTTCTCCGATTGTGACATATATCTTTTGACCGGTGTTTACGTGAGTTGCTTCATATATATCCATACCAAATACATCACCGATAGGATAAGCGTCTTCTGAGACACGCACCTTATCCTTGGGGGAAACAAGTTCTTCGCAAGTAGAGTTCAGAAGTTTTTCGTTACGAACTTTATATATCCCTGGCGATAACATTTTGTTCTCGGATAAGAACCATGTATTGCTTTCGTTTAGGATATCTATTACTTCTAACCCCGATTCCTTGAGAATACGCTCAAGACTTTCCTCGCTCATATTATACTTTTCTTTGATAAGAAACAAAGCAGCTGCATATGAGGCGATCTTGCTTGAACCGCCAGGAGCTTTCGCTAAGAGTTTTTTAAGATTGAACACCAAACGGTGAAAGATATTATAAGCAGACTTCTCATCAGACGTTTGGGGTTTCCTGAGTTTCGCGCCCTTATCGTCTATTAGACCCAACTTGTATGCGTTCGTGTCTTCGAATTTTGTAGTGAGGAGTCTCAGGAATCTGAGAGTGTAGACTAAATCGCCTGCTCTAGAGAGTAACCCCATCAGATTTGCCTCAAAACTTCTACTATTCTTGGATCCATAACCACATCCACGTACTGGTCGTTTCTAATTAATTTGAGAAACACTAGAAAGGGTTTGATAATATACCAATTATTCAGACCCAGTTTGAACTCTAGCATTTTCAATCCTGGTTCAATACCAAAGACGTTGAAGATGATAATGATATGATTCAACATCAATCGCTCTGATAAGTCATCGTTATCCTTGTAGCGATTGACCAAGCGTTTCAGATAATTGAAACGCTTGAGGTCATCAAAAAATTCTTCGGCATCTATACAGGTAGGATTATAATAATTTTTCGCTGCATACCACAAAAAGTTTTTATCGTCCAGCTCTTCAAAAAGTTGCATTAATAATCCTTTCGGCTAGATTAGGGAAGTTGCTTACGAAGTTCCTTAATCATATTTGCCTTGGTCATACGTCGATCAAGTTCGATGCCGTGATTGCGTCCGACTTCTTCAATCGAATCCTTCTTCATCTTCATCAATTCTTCATCCGTGAAGGTTGGTACACCGCCAACGCCCTCAGACGAACCTTCGCCTTTTGACATACGCCAAATGACGAATCCCACTGCACCTGCTAACAATGCTAAAACAATAATGTCCATAGTTTACTCCTGGTTATTTAACAACTTTCTTATCGCCGACGTTCAGTTTGTCAGCAGCGTTCCGAGCAGGTGCCTGACTAGTCACACGACCTGCTTTGGATGCGTCTTCATGCCCCTTCTCTTCTTGGTCCTCGTATTCCTTCTCGGACTTCTTGTGCATGTTTGCAAATTCTTTCGCCTTACCAGACTCTTTGCTATCATGAGTTTCTGGTTTGGTGGCACCTTTTGTATGCTGTGCCTTATCTTCATAAACGGAAAGCAAAAGGTCGCGCCAAGTTTTACCTGACATAGACTCAAGGTCGATATCTTCTTTCTTCATCTTCTTGCTTTCGACTTTCTTTTTCTTCGACTCATCATCGTCATCATCGTCATCATCGTCATC